AGCAAACAATCGAAGTAGTGAATAGAAAGGTGAGAAGAGACGATGTGGAAGAAAAAGTACTTGTGATCAGAATAAAAGGGCATAAGGAATGTTTGAAGAAAATAAAGGAGCTGAAAGAAGAATTAGAGCAACTCAACAAACTTATGAGGGAGTCTGTTGAGCTGCGAAAACTACTCGGACTCTAATTTGATTTTGGTATGACAGTGAGGGCAAGTCACTTCATTACCGATATCTTCTAAAGAGATTTCAAAAGATTGCTCACATTCAGGACAATCAATTTCGAAATATTGAAGATCATCAATTAAATCATCGAATCCGGATGAATCAAAATCAAAAGTTATCATAAGCAAACTCCTTTCTTTTGTACTCAGCTCTGGCAGGAGCCTGTAAGAAAAGTATAGGAGAAGAAATAGAAAATAGCAAGTGAGGTGAGAAGAGATGAAAGTATTTATTACGATAATCATTTTAATTTCAGTATGCAACTGGATTAAATGGCGGGTAGCAACCTTAGCATTGATTTATTACAACGAAAAAAATCAATACAAACATCCAAATAAAGAAGAAATGCGTGTATGTATTAATTTCGTTGTAAGAAATCTGCTTAAAGACCTAACTGGCCGTTAATTAACTGGGTGATAACATTGACGGCAATTTGAGAAATTATGTCAATGGAAAGACTCCCAACATTAGTGCCAACATTTTTAATCTTATCCCATACGGTTTCTGGACGAATATGTTCAATAAATTCATAGCCAGAATAGGTAATACGGTAAATGCTGAGATCTTCTATACTGTCATCAGAATCACAGCGGTATGACTGAATGAAACCAGCGTCATCTAGTACAAGCAGAGTATTGGATAATTCGCCAATAGGGTAGTCGAGGGATTTGTCAAGTTCGTAAATGTCAATAGTTGAAAATTCCAATTCGGAATTTATGGATAAATGGTCTTCAAGAAAAAAGAGAGTATCACGAACACAATCCGGATTTAATGTCATAAGTAAACTCCTTTCTTTTGTACTCGGCTCTGGCAGGAGCCTGTAAGAAAAGTATAAGAGAAGAGGGAAGAAATAACAAGAGCGTAGACAGGAAGTGAGGCGAGAAGAGTTGCCTGAGTTTAGTGATGTAGTCATGAATGATGGAAAACTATTGGAAGGAGAAAAAATAGGCGAACTTGTCAAATACATTATAAATAAGTTCGCCAAAGAAAATTTAACCAGAAATGAAGCAATTGAAATACTGGATAGAACAAAGGAGTGTACAGGAGATGCTGCTGTAATAAGAGAAGTAGATTAGAGATTTTCTTTGCAATCAGTGTTAAAAAATTGCTGTGAACTAAGAATGCAAAA